CATACATTACGACCCCAACGACCATCACGAACCCTATTGCGTATAACATTTATAACACCTACCTTTTCTTCTAGTGTTCTTGTATTAACTTCATGGTACACAGCAGTAGCATAACACGCTATATCTAATTCTAAAGACTGTATATCCATTATAGACCTTTCATGATTATCTAGTGTCTACCAAATCCACATAAGCGTATAATTCTACTATAAATCTAGAAGAAAGGAGAACTGCCATGTGGACAACACCATCAGCAACTGAAATGCGTTTTGGCTTTGAAGTAACCATGTACGTAATGAATAAATAGTTATCATGCCAATGGGGATGCTCCTAGAAAGGAACATCCTCATCTGCACCTTCAACAGCAGCTACACTTCTTACTTCCCCCTGAGTTTCTTTTAGTTGCACAGAGCCGCTAATAAACTTACCGTTCTTACCTTCTCTAATCCAACCACTAATTCTAAATTCAATACCATCTACATTGGCATTACCAGTATAGTCAGGTCTCTTAGGATTGTCACCTTTGTCATTTTTAAATAATGCAAACGTGTTTGTGTTATCGTATTCAGCCATCTTATTGCTCCTTTGGAAATAATAATTTATCTTCTTTTAAATCTATATCAAATATGGGTTTGCGTTTCCAACGAGTAGGTTCTACATCATCTTCTACAAACTTCATAAATTCTAACGCTAAAGGTTTGTACCAGTCAAACCATTCTTTACTTCTTTCAATGATTTGTATAGTAATTCCTTTTGGTGTCCAGACTACAAAATAACATCTTGGCGCACCACATACTTCCATTTGTAATTGTGTTTGGAAGTAATAACGGTCTGGAATCATACCATAAAACTCTTGGCTATAAGGACACTTTGCTTCTATTGGCAGCCTGTTTAAGAACCCATCTGGGCTTGCACCTAATGGTAAATCAGGATGTACAATTAACTTATTACCAGTTTCACTAATCTCTCCCATAGCCTTTTCAAACTCACAAATAGCAAGATGTTCATTAAGATTACCCCAATCAGTCATTTCATTGCCTTCAAATGGAGCTTCTCTTAAAGTCATTTGACGCCATAACTTTTGTCTTTCATATACAGCAGACCAAGCATTACTAGCTGTAATAATATTATGACGTCTATTGTCTGTTAAATGACTCATGCAGACTTCTTAAGCTCATTAGCATAATCACGTAATTGAGTTTTAGCATTTTCTGGTAACTTAAAAAATGTTTCTTTTAGTTTGCCTTCTTTTAATGCTTCTTCTAATTGCTGTTTAAATTTACCTAATTGAGACTCAGTTACTTCAACTTCTTCTTGTTCTACAGGCTTAGCAGAGTCAATAGCATCATGTTCTACTATCTCAAAGGCATTGGTCCATAAGTATCTACGAAGGTATGTTTGAACTGCCCCTAAGTTTTGCACATCATGGCAACCTTTTAAAGCTGCTGAAGACATAGGACATTTAAACTCAATAAACTGTGTAGCATCATCCATGTCTGTAACAGTAAGAACTGCTATGTCTGTATAAAATGTTACTGTGCCACAGATACCTACATCATTAGAAATTTCTTGAATAGTAGGTAAGAAATCACCTAACTCAAAATACTTGTATCCTGCAAATTTATTATGACCAGACTTTTTAAGGTCTGCTGTTTGTAACTTTAACCTTGCTTGCATTAATTTTTTATGAATGCTCATTTATTCTCTCCTGTTGTTTTGTTTCTATCTCGTGTAATTCCTGCATCACTTCCTGGTAAAATTGGTCTTCCATTTTCTCTCTCCCATTTATCGTTATCTAATTTAAGTTCGTCATTCAATCGTTTAAGAATATCTGCTATATGTTCTAAACCATTCGCCATATTATATACCCCCAAAACACAAAAAGAAATAGCCATAATAATTTAGTCATCATGTTTCTCCTGTTGTTCTAATAAATGTTCTGCTTCTAATTCTTTTTGCTCAAGTCTTTCCATATCATCTAAATATGCGTCTGAGTCTAAATGTCTTTCCATTATATTGCTCCTGCCAATTTACCCATGATTTGTAAGCAAAGCCATACATAAGCCCAAAATGCTACTGCTACTACTATCATTGTTTTTACACTCATGTTTCTCTCCTGGTTAATTACTACAATGCCTATCTTAATGGCAAAAAAACACTTGTCAAGCATTTTCTAACAAATAAATAGTTTACAACTAGAAATAGTTATGTTAATGTTTTTTGGCATTATTAACTTTATGGAGAGTAACATGACACAAACTGAATTATTAGAAAAATTATTAGTAGCACAAACATCATTATGTAAAATACAAAATATTATAGATTCATCAGATACTCATTTAATGGATGGTGGTATAGAATTAAATGAAGAGGAATTAAGCACAATTTATGAACATATCTGTCAAGGTTTAGGAGACATGAATGTACAAGATTAAGAACTGGGAAAAGTTTAATCTATACAATCCTAAGAACCCACGTTATCAAAAAAAGATGACGTGGTTTAAATTTTATGGTACGGATTACATAAATAACATAGATATACATAAGCTGTCTTTTGAACAAAAAGCTGTTTTAGTAGAGTTGTGGTGTCTTGGTTCTGAAAGTGATGGAGTGTTACCAGAAGTGTTTGAAATAGCTTTTAGACTTCATTATCCTATTGATTTTGTTGAGAAATTGGTAAAAGAACTATTTACTAGAGGATTGTTAGTCGAAAACTATTTGCCTACTGGGATAGAGAAGAAAGAGAGAAGAGATAGAGAAGATATATATGTCGTTAAAACGACTCATAGGTTTGAAGAATTTTGGGAAAGCTATCCTAATGTTCGTAAAGTCAATAAGAAAACATGTATGGAAAGATGGGCAAGTAAGGGTATTGATTCCATAGCAGATGAAGTGATAGGGTATGTAAACAAAATGAAAGATACTCAATCATGGAAAGATGGCTTCTCACCAGCTCCACTTACTTTGCTTAACCAGGAAAGATGGAATGATGGTGAAGCTCCTAAACTGCGTAACGCATGGGATAATGCTAAATGAAAATTGGTGAAGCGTTAGATAGATTAACAGTTAGTAAAGAAACCATTACTCAATATTTTAATAATGAATATGGTTCTAGTGAGTTCTTAGTAAAAGACACTTCTGTTTTTGCAGATGACGTTGTTAAATACTTTTCAGAAGAAATATCATCTGGTAAGTCTTTAGGGTTTGTTAAGAGTGAACAAGATTTTAGAGTGAGACCATCTGAATTGACAGTTGTAACCGGTGTTAGTTCACATGGGAAAAGTCTCTGGCTTTCACAAGTTGTATTATCTCTTATGGGTCAGCAAACTAAATGTTTAATTGCCAGCTTAGAAATGCGTGCAGTACTAACACTTTCTCGCATGGTTCAGCAATCATTAAAGTCTACAGACCCTACAGAGGATTACATTAGAAAATTTTGTGGTCGTGCAGCAGACAAGTTGTGGATATATGACCAAACAGGAAGCACCACTACAGAAGATATGATAGCTACGCTTTACTATGGCAAACATGTTTTAGGTGTAGAGGTATTTGTTATAGACAGTCTTATGAAGATGAGTGATATATCTGAAGATAATTACGAGAAGCAAAAATTGTTTATTGATAGACTTGCAACATCATGTCGTGATTTAAACATACATATATTTTTAGTAGCTCACACTCGTAAGATGGCAGATGAAACTATAGCACCAGACGCTACTCATATTTTAGGCAGCTCTCATATTCGTAACCTTTGTGATAATATCTTATGTGTTTACAGATGTAAGAAAAAGGAACGTGATATTGAGAATGGTGATAAAACTGCTGAAGAATTAAAGGGTGTTCCTGATTGTGTAGTATACTTACAAAAGCAACGGAATTATCCTGTTGAAGGTAGTTGGGGATTTTATTTTGATAATAAAGGTTTGCGATATAAGGAGAGTCCATGACCATAAATGAATTTATTAAGCGTTGTAAAAAGTTATTCGGAGATGACATTCAATACAAAGCAACTTCTAAAGACGGACAAGTATTTAAAACGAAAGGATGGAGAGATGATAAAGTGGTCGCTAACGAAAGACAACTTGCCAATGCTAGTGGAGAAGTTAAAAGCACTTGACTTTACTCATAGATGGAGAGTAACAGTCACAGATGCTAAACTTAACCGTAGCCTAGAACAAAATGAAAGACTATGGGAATTGTATTCAAGCATAGGAAACCATTTAGGTATTGAGAAAGATAAGATACATGAACTCATGGGATATAAATTCTTACGCTACCAAACTGAAGTAGCAGGTATGCCAATAGAACTTATTAAGTCAAGCACTAAATTAACAACTTCAGAAATGACAGAATACCAACAACAAATAGAGGTGTTTGGTCAGACTATGGGCTGGGGTTGGGATTACTAATGAATTATAGAAATAAAAAACTATTAGAAGTTGTTAGAGAATCTCCATGTATGATGTGTTCAATGGAAGATGGAACAGTTTGTGCATCTCATAGTAATCAATTAAGAGATGGCAAAGGGACTGGCATAAAGGCTCAAGATTTCCGCATTGCAGCATTATGTCACCAATGCCACCATATGATAGATAATGACAAATCATTAGATAAGCATGATAGAATAAGTGCATGGGAAGAAGCACATAGAAAAACTATAGGATGGTTATTTACTAACGGACATTTGGAAGTAAAATGAACAAAATAGAATTTGGCGATTGTAGAGAGATAATGAAGCGTTGGATTGATGAAGGCGTTAAAATACAAACTTGTATTACATCACCACCTTATTACGGATTAAGAGATTATGGAACTGCTACATGGGAAGGTGGAGATATAAATTGCGACCATAAAAATGCTAAGATGAAAAGTAGATATGATTATCCAATGCAAGAAGGAAGTAGGCACGCTAAAATTGCAGAAACAACAAAAGGAACAGATGGTGCTAAATGGCATGACGAATGTCCTGATTGCAATGCTATAAAAAAAGATAATCAAATAGGTCTTGAACAAACTCCAAAAGAATACATAGAAAATATGGTTGATGTATTTAATCATGTAAAAGAACTATTAGCTGATGATGGAACTTTATGGGTAAATATTGGGGATAGTTATTCTAGTCATAAAGATTGTAAAAGTATTGGTCAAACTTTAGCTAAAGGAACTAACAGAGAAAATGCTCATGTTATGGATTTAGGGAAGTCAAGAGTTCGTGATACAAAAATGCTAAAGTCACAAGGTTTAAAAAATAAAGACTTAATTGGCATACCATGGATGTTGGCATTTGCATTACGTGAAGCTGGTTGGTATTTAAGACAAGATATTATTTGGCATAAACCAAACCCAATGCCAGAGTCTGTGACAGATAGATGCACAAAGTCCCATGAATATATATTTCTATTATCTAAATCAGATAAATATTATTTTGACCATGTTGCTATAAAAGAGCCTAGTGTAAATCCTGAAAGTTATAAAGGAAGAAGAAAAAGAAGTTCTATGACTGAACAATCTGAAATTATAATGGATAAATTTGGTGCAACTAGAAGTGGATTTAAAAACATTGAAGAAGGAAAAACTTATCCTACTAGAAACAAACGTGATGTATGGTCAGTCAATGTTAGACCATATAAAGGAGCTCACTTTGCTACATATCCTACAGCTCTTATTGAACCTTGTATTTTAGCAGGCACATCAGAAAAAGGTCATTGCCCTGTATGCAATGCTAGATGGAAACGCATGAAGATTGATACAGGCGAAAGACATGATGTTGAAGTATATACAGGCAAAGCTATAAAAGATTATGAACACGCAAAAGCGCAAAATCCTAGTGATACAAAACGCAGAGTTCTTGAGTCTATGTCAAAAATTTATAAATATGAATGGATAC